CTTCAAGAGCTTCGCCAGCCAGATGCGCCCGCGTGGTCGAGTGGTCGTCGACGTGAATGACATCACGTCGCTAACGACCGATGCCGCGGGCTCGGCGGGCGCGCTGATCCAGAGCGATCGCCGAGGCCTGCAGGTCGAGCTGCCGCAGCGCCGTCTCACCATCCGCTCGCTGCTGCTGCCGGGTACGACCGCCGGCAACCAGATCGAGTACGAGCGCGAGAAGTTGTTCACGAACAACGCCGCACCGGTCGCCGAGGGCAATCTCAAGCCGCAGTCGGAGCTGCAGTTCGAGGACGCGACGGCGAACGTCCGCACCATCGCCCACTGGATGCGCACCTCGGTGCAGATCCTCGCGGACGCGCCCGGCCTGCGATCGATCATCGACCAGCGGCTCCGCTACGGCCTCAGCTACGTCGAGGAGCAGCAGCTGCTCAACGGCTCCGGCGTCGGCCAGAACCTGCTCGGGCTCGTCACCGCGGCCACGCCGTACGCGGCGCCCGGTGGCCTCATCGCTGCGTCGCAGGTGGACATCATCCGCCTGATGATCCTGCAGGCGGCGCTCGCCGAATATCCGCCGAACGGCATCGTCCTCAACCCGATCGACTGGGCTGCGATCGAGATGGCGAAGGACGGCCAGGGCCGGTACCTCATCGGCAACCCGCAGGGCACGGTCTCGCCCACCCTCTGGGGTCTGCCGGTGGTCGCCACGCAGGCGATGGGCGTCGACAAGGCGCTGGTCGGCGCCTTCAACCTCGCCGCGCAGATCTTCGATCGCCAGGACGCGACCGTCGACGTGTCGACCGAGGACCAGGACAACTTCGTCCGCAACAAGGTGACAATCCGCGCCGAGGAGCGCCTCGCGCTGGCGATCTATCGTCCGCAGGCCATCGTCTACGGCGATCTCGGCCGCGTCGCCTGATGACCGCGGGGGCGGCACCGCGCCGCCCCCGCCCTCGTGAACGCCGCCCGCGCGCAGCGCCGCGGCGATGGAGAGACAGCATGAAGGTCAACGCCATTCTGGTGAAGCCGCTCGACGGCTTCGCGCCCGGCTCGCCGCGCTCGTTCGACAAGCCCGACTTCGACCGCCTGCACGACATGGGCGCGGTGCGTGAGGCCGACGAGGACGACGAGGTGGAGGCTCCCGCCGACGAGACCGCGCAGATGCTCGAGCGGCTGCGCCACCCTGTCGAGGGTCCGCGCCTGCTCGGCGATCTTAAGATCCAGTTCGAGCAGCACGGCCGTGACATGGCCAGCATCCGCGACGAGCTCTCCGCGGCAGTAGACCGCGCGACAGCGGCCGACACGGCGCGCGACGCCGCGGTCGCCGAACGCGACGAAGCGCGCGCTTCCGCGGAGCAGGCGATCGCCGCGCGCGATGCGCTGCAGATCGAGCTCGATCAGGCGCGAGCCGCGCCGCCCGCGCCTACGCCGGCCGTCAAGCCAACCAAGTCCCGCGTCGAGGGCTGATCGGTGGAGGTCGTCACGCTCACTCTGCTGAAGGCTCACCTCAACGTGGAGCCCGAGGACGCGGAATATGACGACCTCCTCTCCGGCAACCTGGCCGCGGCTATCCGCACGGTCGAGAACCGCACCGGCAGCACGTTCGAGCCGGGTGACCTCGCGATCGTTGAGGCCGACCTCCCGGCCGCGCGCCAAGCGGTGCTCCTCCTCGCCGGCCACTGGTTCCGCAACCGCGAGACCGTCGTCATCGGTGTCACCGCCGTGGAAGTGCCGATGGCGGTCGAGTACCTGATCACGCCGCTCGCGCGGATGAGGGTCTGATGTCGGGCTTGCCAGCCGGGTCGCTGACCAAGCGGATCAGGATCGAGCGCCCGATCGCCGATCATGCGCTCGACGGCGCGGGCTCGGGCGATTGGCAGCTGGTCGCCACGGTCCGGGCGAGCGTGGACGACAACCTGCCTAGTCGCGGCGAGCGGCTGGCGGGCGGCATCAACGTCGCCGCGCGGCCCGCGCGCGTGCGGATGCGGTACCGTTCCGACGTCACCGCCGCGATGCGCTTCGTCATGGGCAATCGCGTGATGCAGATCGTCGCCGGCCCCGCCGAGCTCGGACGCCGCGAGGGGCTCGAGTTCATGGTCGAGAACTACACCTCGGCGGGGAACCCGAACTGATGGGCATCCAGGTCACGGGCGTCCAGGCGACGCAGCGCTTCATCCGGTCGCTGCCCGCGACCCTTACGATGGTCGCCCAAGGCGCCGGGCGCGCCGGGGCGAAGGTCGTCGCGGAGGACGCCAAGCAGCGTTGCCGGTCGAGCGAGGTCCGCGAGAAGATTGTGACCACCTCGAAGATCGAGGGCGATCAGGTCCGCGCCCGTGTCGACATCAAGCCCGGCTGGGCGCGTTCGGTGGCGACCTGGCTGGAGTACGGCACGGCGCCGCACTTCATCTCGGTCGACGACAGCGTGCGTCGCGGCATGTCCGCCGGCCGGATCAATCGCTCGGGTAGCGCCGACATGAAGGCAACGCTGATCATCAACGGCAAGCCAGTCGGCGCCACCGTGTTCCACGAGGGCGCCCAGCCCTATCCTTTCCTGCGTCCTGCGCGTGACGCCAAGGAGGGCGAGGCCATCGCGGCCGCGGCGGCCTACATCGCTTCCCGCGTCCGGCGCGGCGGGATCGTCCCGCCAACCGATGCCGAGGACGGCGAATGAGCGGCGTCGGCATCGTCGGCGAGCTTCTCCGCGCTCACGAGCCGCTGACAGAGATCGTCCAGGCAGCCTCCATCAAACAAGGCCGCCTCCCCGATGGCGTGGCCCTGCCAGCGCTGCTGATCCGAACGGTCAGCTCGACCGAGTGGCAGGCCCTGACGCGGGGCGATGTCGTGCCGACCACTGATCGAGTGTCGGTCGCCGTCCGAGCCGAGAGCTATCGCCAGCAGAAGGCCGTGATGAAGCTGATCGTCGCCGCATGCGCGGGCCGGACCGGCTCGATCGCAGGCCTCGACAACGTTGCGGTGCTGACCGCCGGCGCGGGGCCCGACGTCGCCGGACCGGCCGACACCTACGAGCAGACGCAAGATTTCCGCGTGTCCTTCGACGCGCCGCAGTGAGGAGAAGAAGCGTGACCAAGGAGACCAGCGCCACCGCCACCAGCACCACCCCGATCGCCGCCCGCAACTTCAAGGACGCCGGCACCGGCCGCTCCTTCGTCGCCGGTGAGACCCTCCAGGAGGTCGAGGCCGGCGAACTCGAGAACTACCGCGCCGCTGGCCTGCTCCGCCCCGCGGACATGGACGACGCGCAGCAGATCGTCGCCGACGGCCAGGACGCCGGCTGACCCCACCCTCCTGCCCGCGACAGGATTGACCCGCCGGTCCCGCCGGCAAAACCACGGAGAACACCATGACGTCGATGACTGCGGCGGGTACCAAGCTCGCCATCTCTGCCGCCACGCCTGCGACGCAGGACGTGACCGGCTATGCTGCCCTCACCTACACCGCGATCGGCCAGGTCGAACAGCTCGGCGCGTTCGGGTCGACCACGGAGGTCGTGAACTTCCAGCCGCTCGACGGCGTCCTGCAGAAGTACAAGGGCCCGTCGAACTCGGGCGCGATCCAGCCGCAGCTGGCGCACGACGACGACGACGCCGGCCAGACGCTGCTGCGCACCGCCGCGGACGACAAGACGAGCAAGCTCTACAGCTTCCGCGTCACCCTGCCGAACGGCTCGCGCCGGTTCTTCCAGGGCCGCGTCTTCGGCTACCCTGAGACGGTCGGCTCGGCGAACTCGATGGTGATGGCGCAGCCGTCGATCGAGATCAGCACGGACGTCATCAAGGCGCCCGCGACGGTCTGATCAATCCCGAGATCCGGCGCCCGCGACGTCGGCAACACCTATGCGTCGGCCCGGCCCGCTTGTCGCGGGCGGCGGTCGGGTCGGCGCACCACGCCCGCGAGGAATCAACATGAAGATCAAGACGCTCGCCGTCGCTCCGACGGCTTTCCTGCACCTGAAGGGTCCCGACGGCACCTTCCTCTACGAAGACAAGGAACCCGTCGGCATCGATCTGTTCGGCCCCGGCTCGGCCGAGTCCGCACGCGTCGAGGAGCGCCAGTCGGCCCGCACCATCAAGCGGATGCAGGACAACGACAACAAGCTCGCGCTCGTCCCGATCGAGCAGCGCCGCACCGAGTCGAGCGAAGACCTCGCCGACTTCACCAGCGGCTTCCGCCACATCGAGCACGAGGATGGCGCGGGCGCGCCGCTGAGCGGCCGTCCGCTGTACCTCGCCGTCTACTCCGATCCGACGCTCGGCTGGATCAAGGAGCAGGTGGTCAAGTTCCTGGGTGACTGGGGAAAGTTCCTGCCCGCCTCGGCGACGATCTGACGCTCTACGTCCGGCAAATGGCGTGGCTACATGCCACGCCCAAGCCGGACGCTGACAGCGCGCGCGGGCGCAACGAGGCGACGCACGTGAAGCTGTCTCGCCTCGAGGCATTCCGGCGGGAGAAGATCGAGCCGCCCATGCCGCCCAATCCGGCACCGCACATCGTCGAGCGACTGCTCGAGATGGGCATGTCGCAGGCGGCGGGTATGGGCGTGGCCCCGCTCAGCTGGGCCGAAATCGTCGCGTGGCAGGTGGCGACGATGGTCCGTCTGGCGCCGTGGGAGGCGCGGCTGATCCGCCGCCTGTCCTCCGCCTACATCGCCGAGGGCCGCGCGGCCGAGAGCGAGAACTGCCCGCCGCCCTGGTACGACGGGCCAAGCCAGCGGGCGATCGAGACCGAGCAGGCGCGGTTGATGATGGTGCTGGGCTGATCGTCCGTCTATCGTGCCCGTGGAGGCTCGGTATGCGGACGATCATCTTGGCACTCGCGGCGGCGGCGCTGCCCGGCGTGGCAGCCGAGCAGCAGCAGTTCGATCTTGTCTGCCAAGGGGGCGGCGTCACCGAGCGGTACCGCGTTGATCTGGCCCGCAACGAGGCTTGCACCGACACGTGCGACCGAACCTGGAAGATGGGCGAGCCGACGTCTGGCGAGCTGAAGTTGATCGATCGTGCGCCGGCATACCGTGGAGACCTGGAAGAGCGCTCAACCGTGAACCGAGCTACCGGCGAGTGGCGTTATCGGCTCGACTTCCATGGTCCCATCACGCGCTCGGGCTCCTGTGAGCCCGCTCCGTTCAGCGGCTTCCCCGCCAAGAAGTTCTGACCTGACGCGGCGCGCTGAAGCGCCGCTCACCCCATCAACGATCCTACGGCGGTCCGCGCGCGGGCCGCCCTTTGCTGTGGAGCTTCGCCATGAACGACGACGCCCCCGGCATTGGGGTCTCCTTCCTCATCGACCTGGGCGAGAGCTTCGGCGGTCTGAAGACGCTCGACGACCTGATCGGCAGGACGAGCGCGAACGCGGTGCGCGAGTTCCAACGCATCCAGGCTGAGGTATCGGGCGGGCTCGGCCTCGAGGAGGCGGCCGCCAAGTATCGCACCCTAGACGCGGCGGCGACCCGGGCACTGCGGTCCGCGGCGCAGGAGGCGGCGGCGGCAGAGCGCGCCGGTGAGGGGCTGATCCGGCAGCTCGAGCGCCAGAACGCCACGTTCGGCAAGAGCCGCGAGGAAATCCGCGCAATGCGCGTGGAGGAGGCCGCGCGCGCAGCCGAGGCTACGAAGAACACCGACCTCGCCGCACGGCTGCGGGCGGAGCTGGCACTGCTCGTCTCGGCGGAAGCGAACGCCGCAGCGGCGGCCGCGGCTGGCGCGCAAGCCCGCCGCGAGGCCGCCTTCGCCTTCGACCAGTTCGAACTCGCCGCGAAGCGCGGGATGGTGGCGCTGCGCGAGCAGGAGGCGGCGGAGAAGGCGCTGGCCGCGTCGTCGACGGCAGCGCGCCTGCGAGACGAGGCGGCATCGGCCGACGTCGCCGCGCGCGGCCATGCCCAGTTGGCCGCGCAGCTGCGCGCCTCGCATGAAGCGATGGGGGCCGACGCCGCTGCAGCCGAGCGGATGCGGATGGCGACGGACAAGCTCTACGCCGACACCGTCCGGCTGAACGGCGAGATCGCCGAATCGACGCGGCTCTATCAGGTGGGGGCGACTGCCCCGGCGGAGTACGCTCGTCAGCAGGAGGTGCTCGCCGGACGACTGCGCGCGCTGACCGCCGTGCAGGACGAGCACAGCGTGGCCGCGCGGCGTGGAGCGAGTTCCATGACGCAGCTCTCCTTCCAGCTGAACGATGTGGCGACGATGGCGGCGGCAGGCGCTCCGCCCTTCCAGATCCTCGCCACGCAGCTCGGGCAGATCGTGCAGGTCGTGCAGATGGCCGACGGCGGGGTGAAGGGCTTCGCGCGCGAACTCGGCGGCATGGCGCTCGCCTTCGCGCCGCTGATCGCCGTCACGGCGGTCGCCAGCGTCGGGATCAGCCGCTGGATGGACAGCGTCAACCAGGACGCGAACATGAAAGCGTACGTCGCGACGCTGGGGCTGACCGCCAAGGAGACGGAGAAGCTCAAGGACGTGACGGTCACCACCGGCGACTTCGTGGCCGGTGCGTGGAAGACGCTGAACGACGGCTTGGGCCTGACCGCCAAGGGCAAGAAGCTGGTCGATTACCTCTTCGGCCCGAACGATCTGCAGCAGGTCGGCGGCTTCGTCGCGCAGATCTACGGTCTGTTCGTCGGCGGCTACAAGGGCATCGTCGAGGTATGGGGCTTGCTCCCTGCTGCGATCGGCGACGTGGTGAGCCGCGCGGCCAAGGCCACGGTCGTCGCCATCGAGGCCATGATCAACGGCGCGATCGATCGGGTGAATGCGCTCGCGAAGGGTGCCAACGCCCTAATCGGCAGCGATGTCTTCGGCACGATCGACCGGATCAAGCTCAACACGCCCGAGATCGACGCGGCGGTGAAGGCGTATGCCGGCGCGGGTGCCAAGGCGGGTGCTGCGTTCGGCAAGAACGTTCAGGCCGAGACGAAGAAGGCGATGAGCGCAATCAACGGGGTGATTGCGGACGTCGGTCGGAACTCGGTCGCCGCGGCGAACGCGCGGCTCAAGGCACAGGCCGACAAGCTGATCGACGATCGCACGGACAAGAAGCCGAAGGTCGACCGGCATGCCGAGCAGCTCGCTCGCGACGCCGCGGCGATCGAGGCGCAGATCAAGAACCTCTA